TGTCCTCTGAAGGAACATCTATAATTTCGCTCATTGTTTAACTCCAACTTGTCATGATTGAGACGGACATATCGCTTGTAAGCATTTCTCCGGCAACACCTGACAAAACAGTTGGTGCGGATACATTGCCAACACTTATTTTTAAAGTGGTTGAGGCTGCTAATTTATTAAACACTCCAACAACCATGCTTTCGATTCCATTTAGATTGCCTTGATTATCTAACATTGGAACAATCATTACTATTTTAAAATTAACCTTAGGTGCAACACTTGAGTAAATGTTATTGGACGGTTCAATATAAGGGTCATCCGGTTGAACAATTACTGAGTTTGCAATTGGGGTGGCAGGTGGAAAGGCGAATACCTGCCACACCCCGGCGCTTTCAAGCGCCGTCGCAAGTGTTGACCTGAGAGTTGTAACGGCAACTGTCATTTAGCCAACCAAACTATTTGGTGAAAGATGATTCGCAATGAGTCCTCTGATTCTTGCGGTGAGCGTGTTGCCCATTCTATAAGGACTTGGTTGAAAGTCCGGAGAAATTCCACCAGCGTTTGAAGCCTGTCTTGCTTGCCAAATATCGACTGCAATCATGGCGCTCGCTTGTCTAATTTCGGGAACTGTTGCATAGTCAACATTAGTTGCCGCAGAAATTGTTCCGTAAGGTCTAACAACTCTTTTAGTTTCTGCTGAGACATGACTAATGGCATAAGATATTGAATACTCTGTTATTGCTGTTACTGTTTTGTTGCCACCGTTATAATGTGCGGCTACATTTTCTACCGTTACTGTTTCGCCTAATTGTATGTTATGTTTTTGATCTGTATAAATAGTTGCTAAAGTAGTTGTGCATTCTCTTGCAATTACATTGTAATCATTAAACCACAAATAGCCTTTGACTATATTTTCGGCAGCCTGAGCCACTTCCTCCACAACTGAATTAGAGTATAAAGTTCCAATTCCAAGTAATGTCCGAAGTTCCGCTTGCGTCACATAAGTAGCCGGCAATTTATTAACCTTTCTTAAAGTGAAGGGGCGAAGGCTTCCAACGCCCCTTCACGCTTGATTCCTATAAAGGAAAGTTTATGCAACCATCCACTTGTAAGCACCGGCAGCAACTTTGTTAGCGATTGCGCCATAGCCATAATAAGCAACTTGAATTTGTCCTGTTGAGATCAAGTTGGTCTCTAAGCGGTACTTGCTTGACTCGTACCATGTGAAAGAGTCAGGGTTTAGAACGATCATTGAAGCATCGCCTGTTCCTGATAAGTAGCGAGATACACGAAGGTTTAATCCACCAATGTTTCCGCGAACATTTGTTGGTGTCAGATTTCCTGAAGCGTTCTGAGGATTAATTGTTTGTGTAAATACTGCACGATTTGAACCATCTACTAGACCCATCAATGCACCCCATTGCTCAGGTGAAACAACGATATTTTGAGCAAAGCCCAAAGTTCCTGAGTAAATAGATACTGCTGCGTCTGAAATAAAGTCTTGGATGTTTGCTGCTGACATTGTGCGGTTTCCGCCGTCTGTTGCAACCTGAGCAATTACGTTTCCAACTGCTGCGTCTGTTGCTTTTGCATAAGCAAATTCCATTTGACGTACTAATTCTGAGAAGAACGCTGGAGACGATCTGTCGAGAATTTCTGTCGAGAAGGTCTGCTGTCCAGCATATTTTTTGACTGAAACGCTCAAGAAGGAAACGTTTTGGTCTGTATCAGATGGTGCTGCGCCTTCGGCTGTCTCTGCAACTGTTGGTGCTTGAGTTAATTTAGGAATTTCAAATGTCATACCTGCGTCAGGTAGTGCGCCACTTGAGATTGAGTCGATAAATGGACGATCAGCATTTGAAAGAGGATTGATAACCTCAGTTAGTTGACGAGTAGGAACAAGTCCTGCGTTGTCAGTTGTGTCTGCTGCTGCTGCTAGATATTGACGAGCCTCGTCATCATTTAGATATGTTGCACGAAGTGTGTTCTCTAGGAATTTTTCCTTTGTGAACTCAAGGCGTGGCTTTGTGTAAATTGGTGCTGCTACTGTTGGGCGAGAGGCTTCAACCGCAGGGGTCTCAACTACCTCACTTGCAACAGGTGTATCAGGTGTTGTGTTTTCCACAATTTCCTCATTTTCTGTTTTGGTTTCGGTTGGTTCTGCCTCTGCGTTTGACGCAGCGACTGAAGCGACGCCGGCACTTGGAAAAGCCGCAGCCTGAACAAGGCTGACTTCCATGAGACGGGCGGCACTAACTCTATAAATTCCGTTACTGTTTTTTCCTTTTAATACTTCAACTCCAACACTCAAGCCGGAACGAAGGTTTTCGCTTGCCTCAATAAGGCTGTCAGTTCCCCGAGTTGTATTGCTAACTTTAAACTCAGCGTAAATACCTGAGTCATCCTCGTCAACCTTTTTCATTCTACCAATTGGAGATTTTGGGTCATGCTCAAGTAATAATTTTATTTTACTTGGGTCATCTATTTGAATTGAACCTTTTTCAAAAATTACTTTACCAACTGAAGTTTGCCCGATTTCATTTTCAAACGGCACAATCTTGCCAGCAATTATCCGACGAGACTCTGAAGCCTCTAAATCTGCACTAAAGTTAATTATTTCCATTGGGTGATAATTCCTCCATTTCTCTTGCTTCCTCAACAGTAATCAAATTGAGTTGAAGCATTTTCTCAATGACTGTTAATCTTTCTAATGGGTTTGCTCTTAAAAATCCGGAGTCCATGTCAAACGCAATAAATTGAGTTTGCGCTGAAAGATCATCCATACTAAAACGCGCCTCTACCGCCGAAACATAAGGTTGCAGAGATAGCGCAACAAATTGACGCCTTTCGTCTTGAACATTGGCATATGTCATTGACGTATTTTGGTCAGCGCTAATATAGTAAGCCGGAACATTGCAGAGGCGACTAATTTGAGTTGCCATGTATTGTTGGGCTTCGTTGTACATCATGTCTTTTGGACTAAATGAAGTTGCTTGGTATTCTAAAGACGAAGTTAAATAGGCAGTTGCTCTTTCTGCTCTACTGCGACGCCATGCAGCCAATAATCCCGCGACTTCCTTTTCTCCAAGGTCTGCACCGTTATTTTTTAAAATACCTGAAGGGATTGGAGTTGCTGCGGCGTTTGCTGCGGCTTTCTCTAAATCGATTGCTGCTCTTAAAATTCTTGAGCCAGCATGTAAAATTCCATCAATCGGCGATTGTATTGTGACTAATGAGCCAATTCCGCTCATTGGTCTTTCGCGTCCATCTACGGTGTAGAAATCTACAAAAGTGTTTAATTTATTTAATTGAACTTGAACTCTAGTGTTATTAACAAAATCAAACCTTGCCGGTCTGTTGTCATCTTGGTAAACTTCGGTTACCTCTAAATAGGCTGTTCCGTAGAAAAGTAATGCGTCAACGATTGCGGTTAAAATTACTGTATTAGGTGCAGACTTAGAAAGTTGGTTAACCCAAGGTAAATTTGGTAATTCCTCTTTAGTTGCCTTGGAATAACTTTTTAGTTCCATCGTGCCAATTGTTGTTGCGATTAAATTGCGGCAGCGCATGACGGCGGGAACAGAAATTGCTTCCTCGCGTCCGACTGATTGAAACGGAGTAAACTGAGAATAAAAATTAAACGGGTCAGAAACTACCGGTGGCGCAAGTTGCGCAGTTATTTGAGGTTTAGGCTGTAATCCGATTAAATCGCGAAAAAATCCCATTAGACAATTATAGCACCAATTTAAACATAAATCTTAGGTACTGAGATAGGTTTGCTCAACATATGGACAACCATCGCGGTTGAAATACTAGCAGCGACGCAGCCGGCTGATTTTCTGCGAATGATTCTCCAACCTGCGTCATTTGTTTTGGCTGCCGCATTGTTCATTGAATTTACCCACTCCGGTTGACCTGAATGAATAAGCCTTAAATTGGAAAGACTGTCCGCAAGTTCTCCGCAAGCCTGATAAAACGCTTGACCGCTAACATCTATTAGTTTATGACCTGATTGCTCTAACTTTTGCGCAATTGAGGCAGTTGCGTATCTATCATAAGCAATTTGAACAGGACGGTACTTCATAGCCCAATCATGAATTGAACTTGCCATTTTAACCTCATCGATTGCCACTTCAGAACTGAAAGTTTCCATTACACCAACCGCAATCTTGCCATCAATTATTTGACCGGCGACCAATGCCCCAGTTCTTTTGCTTGGACTAACATCAAACGCCATCACAGTCATTGCACCAACTGGCAAAACTAAATCTGAGACTGAGGTTGCTTCAATTGAGCCAAAAGTCCAAGGCGACACTTGCGAGTCAATCCACATACAAAGCGTTTCAGTCAAAGTCGCTTCAATTGAGTTAGTTGCGATCGATTCCTCGATTGCTTCCTCTGTTACGGTATAACCAAGCGCAGGGTTAGCCATTGCCCAAAATTTACGGTTTCTAATGTCTTGCCTTGCTGCTAATGGTGCTGAGTACTCCCAAAACCCAAAAGTCTTTGAAGGGTAATCCATTGCTCTTTCTCTTAAATCATTTAAGACGGTGCTGAAGGCGTCACCAGCGTTTGAAGTAAACAATGTTTGCGAATTAGGTCTTGCCCTAGTTACCGGAACAGCCGCTTTGAAGGCTTCATCACTAATCTCGCGTAACTCATCAATATAAAGGAAATCTGCGGTCTTACCTCGGCTACCGTCTCGAGTTGCTGCAACGATCTCATAACGAGCGCCATTCAATAAAGTGATTGATTCTTGACCATTGGCGTAACGAATGCGCCTTACTTGAACTTTTAGAAAATCATTATCCTCAATTGTATTGGCAACCTGCCTAAAGGTATCTAATGCCATGTTTCTATTAGAGGACATTGCGATTATGTTCATTTCTCCAAAAAGGAACAGACCAGCCAAGATACGCATTCGGGCAAGGTGAGTCTTACCTACTTGGCGAGCGCATAACAACAAATTCGACTTTCTCACAAATTTATTCTCACTATCGATGGAAAGCATGTCGGAAAGTACATAATGTTGCCAAGGCAGTAAAGGCATTCCAATTTTCTTAGCAAGATCAGCCACCTCGTCAATGCGAGATTTATTTTTGAGCGGCGGGGTCTGAATTCGTGGTTTTGTGTTCCCAAGTATGGGCTTTTTTGTTAGCCCTCGTTGCGCCGGTTTGCGTTTGGCTTTTGAAAGTTTTTGTTCGGTCGTCATGGCTTTTCAAAAGGCGACGAAGGTCGCTCGGTTACCGTCTCAGGGAGAGAAGGTTCTGAAAAGGCAGGGGGGGTAGAAGCACCCCTAAAAAAACGGCTGCCCTTGCGTGAATTACACGACTTACACGCTGAGGTTAGGTTGTCCATGTCGAACAAATCACCGCCCACCTTACGCGAGGTTATGTGATCGACTGTCGCATTGCCGCCCTCTAAGTGTGTACCGCAGTAGGTGCAAAGGTAGCCATCCCTTGCCAATACTCTAAGGCGTAAGGCTTTCCACTTACCTGTTCCAAGCGCTTGTTTACTCAATGCCATCCTTTAGTCTGAAAGTGTTCCCATGCTGCACACGCATTGATGTAGCCTTTATCATCTAACTTATAACGGTGCTTAATATATTTAAGTCCATAATCTATCTGAGTGTAAGCGTCTAACTTAATCATGAGTTTGTTCTTTAGTTGTGGGATACCATAGGTTTGATGAGTACCACCCAAGTTACCTACTGCCTCTACACGCCAAGCGCTCTCTTTACCATACAACTTAGATAGGCAACTATATTGCCTGCCACTCTTTATTTGTTGGGCTGCATAGGTTTGCACACTAATCTGAACAATCTCTTTTTCAGTAACGGAATCAATCTTTTTATCGTACGCCTTAATGCTAATTAAGCATAGGGCTGCCCCAAATGCTACTAGCAACGAACTCGCGAGCAATCCGCTAAAGCGGCTCGCGTTCGCGCTTTTAGGCGCGTCGCTTGCTTGAAGCATAATGCTCTTGTCAAATCCCTTACGCATAGATTAGCCTTTCGTCTCATTATGTGAGATGTGATTTACCTCACAATAACTATCTTACAACTCCAATTTATTTCGTATTGGTCAATCCATTGACAGTCATAACCTGCCTCACCCATAGCCCTCACTCCATTCAGCACCACAATCCATACACTCATGGAAGTAGTCTTTGTTGTAATTAGTTGTGTTGGTGTTGTACTTTAAACACTCAGGGCATTGATCTTTGCGCATACCTTACAGTTCTCTTTATCATAAGTCCAAGAACCGCAAGCGCACCGAATAGGCTCAGTCATTTAATAATCCCATGAACTGACCCATTGGAAGCAAGACCACATAGTCCTCAACCTTCTCACCCTGCCCATTGCAGCGTAATACTATGAATGAAAGTTTATCGGATTTACGCTCTTTTATCTGTTTAATCCACGCTAAAGGACTAAATTTTGTTACTGCCTTAACCTCTATGTCATAGGGAGTTCCAAGAATGTCACTCCCTTGACGCCCTGCACCGGTAGGCTCAGCATACGGATACCAAACTCTCAGGTACTCAGCAACTACCTTTTGAGTCCGATAGCCTCGGTGCTTACGGTGTTGGCTCATCTAACTCAAACAACTCTAATGGAATACGCCAACCACTAATTGACTCATCCCATAAATCATCTATGGCAAAATGACTAGCCTCGACATGACCGAAAACAAACACTTGAGAGAACTTTTCCTCATCCATGCACTTTGTGGCAACAATGGTCTTGCCCCAATCCTTTTGCCAAAAGGGAACGGAGTTTCTAGTTCTAACCGATCTGACCTCTACGCCCTCGCCTATGTCACTCAATTGAAAGCGTTTGTTATGTAACTCGTTTGGATACCAAGGAACATTCCATGAAAGATTGTAGAATTTAGCGGCAGCCCACTCGCAAACATTGGCTCTTATGTTTGCTAATACCTCATGCTCAAGTTTGCCATTAGCCTTACCTTCAGCATAGTTAGGGCGGTCAACGGAATCCCATTTAGCAAGCCATCTTTCAATGGCAAGTTGGGTAGCCACCCTAACCTCATCCTTAGTTAGGTCTATAATCATTGCGGTTTTGTAAATAGTCCTCGAACCCACACCTAAAGCATTTAACATAATCCTCATGCGTTAACATTCTAGCGTCTCCACAAATCTCACAACACTCATTTGAAGGCACAATGTCAACTTCAATGCCCTCGTCTTTAAATGTTGCTCTGACTCCATTTGAGTCAATTATCTCTAAATCACCCATTGTTCTCGCTTTCGAAATACCATCTGCCATTGGCTGATAACTTAGCCCATTGTGCCGGACATTGTTGGTCTTTAGGTTTGCCACAACCGCAGACATAACCATAATAAGGCTTACCACCCTTTGAAATTCCCTCTTTTAAGGTTTGTTTACCTTTCTCGCATGGCATAGGCATTGGCGTACTTGCCGGTAATGAGTCAACCACCTCACCTACTGACCAAACAGTTTGTGCAAGTTCTTTTCTGTCCTCTGCAAACGCAGCCCTTAAAGAGTCCTCGACTGCGGCTGATCTTGAGCCGGCTGCGCCATAAGTCCTAGACTCTAACTTTTCTTTAAAAGTTTTTTGTTTTTCATCCATGACCTTTTCCATTTCAGCCCTGTTTGCTCTAGGTGCTTTAACACCGTCAACAGTTGTTGAGTATTGAGGCAACCCTGTATTAGTTATTGCTCTTGCGTAGGCTGAGGTTTCTGCCTTTTCGATAGCAAACTGAGTCTTGACGCTCTCACCTGCTAAACCATCGACCCAAGGTAATTGGTCTACCCAAGTTCTGTAAAGTTTAACTGTGACATAGATCACGC